CTTATCATTACCATTGATAGTGGATATGATTCTAGGGTCTTGTACCTTGCCATACGCTTCACGCTTCAGAAAATTCTTAGCTATACGTTTAGGTTCAGCAAACTCATTTTCATTGATAATACGTTGTTGGGTGGGTCTCTTCTGTTTTTCATAAACATCCGAGTAGTCGGTAGGATGTAAAGTTCCTTCGAATGTAGTGTGATTGCCCAGATGTATATCTGGCATATAAAACAGAGTTACAAACTCATCAACGCATTGTTTTATAAAAGAGGTCATTTTGGGAGTTGATTTCACATCCTTTATGCGGGACGTGACCGCGCGATCAGCATTGCCAACAGTTCTATCAGGACAAAAAGCACCGTCAATTACTGGTTTCATAAATGCGATCAATGAAGGTTTGGCTTCCGGGTCATAAGTTGCGGGGTTATATTGATACCGTCGTACACCAGAGCTGCCCTCAAATACTCTATCATTTACTGACACGATGCCGGATTGGGTCTTATGATATTCATAAAGAACCAATATGTTATCCAGCATATCTTTATCAGTAGCCAAAGACTTGACTTGATAGGCAGTGAGGCCAACCTTGGACGTTCTGGCTATAACCGCGAGTGTGGAATCCTTTTCAGGACTGACCGTTACCTCTATGAACTCATTAACTCGTCCTGTGGAAATTTTGATGCCGGTTTTTGACATCACTTCCATACGAAGAAAATTTCCCCTAACGGGGTTGAGCCTCTTGAGTGAACTTCCTGATAGCAATCGAGCAAGGATTGCAAACAGTCCGTTCCACTGCTTAAGCGGTGTCAACATGATCAACTGGTGATGCTTATCTGTCTGTCTCTTGTCAACATTATACGATGTCGCAGAGAAAGGCACATAAGTTCTCCAATTGAACAAACCACGCCAACACCAAGTCTTAAACACAAGGATAGAGTCGGTTGAATAATTCCAAACCTTATGCTTGTATAGAGCGCCGCCAGAGACAGAATATTCCACTTCACCCGACGGGGTGAATGTAAAATTATACTCTGCGCGGGACTCAGCAACAGCAGACGGTTGGAACGTATACAGAACAATCGGTCGAAATTGCTCTGCAAGAAACCGAGGCATGTCCACATATTGATCAACATCAACCATAGCCACGCAGTCGCCTCTGCGTGGTAGGAAGGGAGCTGGCGCAGCGCCCAAGTCCTTGGCCCAGAAATATTTCCTGGAGCCAAGCCTGAGGTTGCGTTGGTCAGCACGTGAACACTGGTAATACCACATTTCTCTACCGAGTCGTTTTCCCAACAACTCGATAAACAATGATCCGGTGCTTCTGTCAGCGGCAGAAGCGCCATGCGGATGCTCCTCTCTGGCTTCAAGCCTAATGAGAGCAGTATCCGTAAACAAAGAGCGCACGTTTTCTGGCTTATTTGCATACGAACGTGCGCTGTGATTTAGCAGGACTGAAGCGACATAGCGCCAATCAACCGCAAAGCTCACGGCGGTGACAGCACTGATTGTAACTGTAACCGTTATTAGCTTAGTTGTCA